CTTACACTCAAGGAATTAATAATCAATCTAACTTTGACATCAAAGTAAGATATGATTTTTCAGATACCAGTCAATCTAATTCTCACTGGTCACCTGATATAAAAAATCCTACACTAATTATAGAATATAGTCTTTTGTCTGTTGAACAACAAAGCACTATATCAGAAATAAATGAAACAATAGATGAAACTATACAGCAACAAATAGAAACAGTAGAGTTTATACCAATAAAAGAATTTACTTTTGAGGTATATGAAGAACCAGTTGTCCAGATGTTTGAAGAGATATACATTGAAGAGATAGCTAAACAAGAAATTAATATAGGAACAGTTAACGTGTTCAAAGAAATACCTATGGAGGTAGCATATGAAGAACCCAAGACCATCGAAACATTCTCAACAGAAATCCAAAACTTTGAAGAAAGAATTGAAACAACAGAAAGTTTCAACAACACGCCAACAAGCGAAGTCATACAAGAATTCTTTGCAGAAGAAACCATCATCGAAACCTCAAACTCTAGCAGAATCTCTCAGCGAGAAACTCCACTTGAAGAAGTTCGAGGAGGAGCTGAAGAAAGAACAAGCATTGAAGAAACAGCAGGAACAGGAAATGAATCTGCACCAAGAGAAAACGAAGAAAGAATTACTACAGAGTCTAGAGAAGAAAGCACAGTCGCAGAGTCTACACCTGAAGCTGTGGAACAGACTGAGAGCAATACTCCTGAACCTGAAGCAGAAACTACAGTCGCTTCTGAAGAAGTAAATGAAGCTATCGGAGAAGGAGAAACAACAGATAGTGAATCAGGAAATGGAGGAACTGAGACAGTTGCTTCAAGAGAAGATGCCCTCGAAAGCCGAGATAATGAGGTGGAAGAAAGCAGGGATAGTGGAAACACTACAGTCAATACTGAAACTATTTCAATAGAAGCTATAGAAAAGAAAGTTAACGAAACTATTAAGCGAGTAGACCAAAGGTTAATTGCTACTTCATTGATAGTAGCTAGAGCAATGCAAAGCCCAGTGTCTCTTGACAGTTATAGTAAAACCAACAATAATATATTTAATAATCAATTAAATATTGATGGAGGTAGTTATGATGACCAAAGAGAATATGTTGATTTGCGAGATATATATGTTGAGAATCAAAGTATTTACAACGACTCTATGGCACAACGTCAAACAAACATTCAGAAAAGTATTGATGAAGTTATAAGAGCAGAAGAACATCTAAGGAGGATTCGTGGATATTAAAGTAATAACAGGAGCTGTAGGTTTAGTCATAACTCTAGGTGGATTATTTGTTTATCAAGGACAGTTAATTCAAAGAGTACAGGTACTAGAATCTAAACAATCAGTAGATATTAAACCGTTGACAGCAGACATTGCCATTAACAAAGCTGAGATAGCAGTATTAAATGCTAAAGTTAATGAGATGAAAGCAAGGTCAGACAACCCATTAGGACAATAAGATGAGAGTAGCAGACGAAAAAAAAGAAAAGATGTTTGTTGAATACATGACCAGTGGAGACACAGTGTCTAACGCAACAGCATCAGCAAAGAAAGCAGGGTATACAAAGAACCCAAGTCAGCATGGCTATTGGCTAAAGAAAAAGTATGATAAAGAAATAAGAAGTATCAATGAATTAAAGATTACTTCTACCTCTAGTTTAGCAATCAATGTGTTAAAAGATTTGTTGGTCAACTCAGAACAAGACTCGGTCAAACTTAACACGGCAAAACTATTGCTTGAGCTAGGAAATTACTCACAACAAAACATTAACCTAAGCGTTGATGATGTAAGTTCTAAGACAGATGAAGAACTAGTTAAAGAGTTAAGAACTCTAATGACTAAGATGCCAAGCATTGCACCTGACTTAGCCGAAGGTATACCTGCTATACCTGTAGAAGAGGAAGACGAAGAAGTTAAAGTTAAGCATTAAGTTTTTCTAACGCTGAATCTTCAAGGTCTCTAAGTCTCAACATAATTTTATCATAACCACTCTTAATGGTTTTAAATGTAGGCATATCCAAATCCATCATTATCATTCTTGAATTATCATCAAAGATAAACATACCGTCTTTGCAATGGTTACATTTTTCTATCGTATTATTAAATACATTGTGTCCCACCCCATTACAAAACGGACACGCCTGTAATAAAGATTCAACAAGACAGCAATCAATAATAGTTCTGATTATATTGTCTCCCTTCTTTAACTCTACGCCTTTAAAAATATCCAACGCATTTGTATAAAAAGAATAAAACAAATCTGACCTGGATTGATTGTCATTTAAAAACTTAGCCATGATAATAGCTACCTCATCTTTACTCAGGTTTGAATAAGCCAAGGCAGTATTAATATCCTCAGCAGTGACACTGTCGTGAGACTTGCCCATGCCTATCGCTGTCATGTCTACCGTCTTAGGTAGTAGTAGTGTTAGCATCTCTAGTTTCATTTCTCAAGACTTCTATTGTAAAGTATACCTCCAATTTTTTTTGTAAAGTTTTTAATTGTTTTTTTGTTGTCATGATACTCGCTTTCTTGCAGATAATATTCTGCTGTATGTATAGCGTTAATTACATAATGTGCAGGATATTGTCTTATATAAGAATTTAAAATGCCCTTCCATTTATAATTATAAGGAATCCATGTGTCCAACTCATAATCTTCTAAAACATTAAGGTAAGTTGCTTGTACCATTTGTTGCCTTTCTTTTGCAGAATAGTGTGTGTAAAAAAATTCTAAAGAATTCTTTGATTTTACTTCATTCATTTAAGTCCTCCTTTGGATAATAAACTTCTACATAAGAACCACAGTTGGGGCATGATAGGTTTGTTACGATAGAATGTTCCTCACTATCTTCAACATCATGGTCTCCTCCCCATATTAGTTCCGTGTTGCAGTGCCAACAGTTCATTCGTTGTCTTCTAACTCCTTTACAGTCTTTGCTTTGTATCTTTGGCTAGAATACTCACGCATTTTTTTAAGCCTGTCTTCTCTTTGTTCAGGTGTTTCACTAGCAATTCTTTTTTTCTTTTGTTCTAAAAGAAACTCTTTCTTTTCATTATACCTCTTCAAAGAGTATGCAAGTTTCTTGGCACGGTTTTCAGGGTTTCCGTACCACCTGTCCCAGTTTGCTTTCCAATCCTTTGCCATTGATTACTCCTTTGCATTTTTTATTTGTATGTTTGCTGACTGATATCCTTTGTCCTCATCAAACTGCCCCCATAAAGAGATGTCATAAGTCTCTCCTTTCTTTATAACAAAGTCTTCATATGCTGTAAACTTTGCATTGCTTCCTATAGGCTTAGGGTTAGTACCCTCAGTCTCCTTGTGTATGTTCATCTGTTTAAATAACACCGATATAACATCGTTGTATACTTCATTAAAAAATAATTTAATTGTTATCTTATCCATTAGTTAGTCTCCGTTCTGTTGATAGAACCCTTTTTCTCTTCTTTCATTTGCACTTACAGTTTGAAAGAGTCTGAGCTTGTGTTCCAGGTTATTTATTTTTCCAGTCGTTAATGACTCGGATTCTTTTGCATCAGCAATCAAGTCGTTATATTTAATAACGTCTTCATCTGTGTTTGCTATTGCTTCTCTCATAGGTTGTGTTGCTTTTAATTCAGCCGTATTAATTAGAGCCAAAGAGAAAGCAACCTCCCTTTTCTTTGTGTATTTATATACATCAGCAGTAGCTTTAGCCCTAAGTTCTACCAGTTTAGCGTGGTAGTCTAGGGCTTGTTCCAATTCTAACTGAGGTAGTTTAAACATTAGCCACCTTCTTTACATTAGTAATCTCTGTGTAAGGACACTTGCCTTTATATATAAAGTCTTCTTTACTGTTCCTTTTAGTCTTGAAGTTTTTATCTAACTCCCCTACAAGAAGATAGTTAGCAAACTCTTTTACTTTTGGAAGCATAAAGTTATCTACATAATCTTTGTTGTAAGGAATACTAAAGACTTTAGAATTTCCCATTTGATATATACAGAAGTAAGTATGCTTTCTTAATGTTAAATGCTGTTGAAAATATACTTGAGGTAAATACCTTTGGATATACTTATCAAAATCATCCTGAACAAAGTAAGGTGCTTTAACTTCCACCAAACTTTCTTCTCCTATGTAGCCGTCAGGTGTGCATGAAAAAGAAACTTGTGCTTCTTTATTGCCTATATAAACATAGCTTGTATTCTTCTGCTCCCCTAACAGTTCGCTACCACAGTTACGAACCAGCTCACCTGTTGTTATCATTACCTGTGCTATGCCGTACTTCTCACACTCATTGCCGTGTGCTACATACTCTTCATTGACAGGCTTGTCTTCTTTATTACCGACCAGTATCTCGAAGTGATTTTGCCTAGAGCAATAAGCATCCATGCCTATCACCCTAGAAATCATACTGGCTCTTAGGTTATATGCTTTGCCCAAGTTCCTCTACTCCCATAGGTTTACCTTGCTTTAGATTCTTTTCTAACTCTTCAAGGTCTCCCCCTATATCTTTTTTAGTTTTATTATCTACAACTTTCTTTGGCTTATCATTGACAGCCTTGCCACTGGGACTGTTGCCCACAGCTTTGTTGCCGTCATCATCCTCTGAAGGAAGACCGTACAAAGATTGTAGTCCGTATCTTTTTGCATAGGTTATGCCTGACCCTAGTTGATGTGGGTTAGTCATGTCTTTGCAAAAGACTGGCACTTTACATTTAATAGATTCAGCAGTATCAATATGTCTTATGCTGGTTTCTACAAAGACTTGCATGTCATCTGTAAAGTTTACCTCTTGTGTAAACACAAGACCAAACTGACTGCCTTGATTGACTGCACTAATCACATTTTCCAATGTGCTGTACTCCGATTTAAAGTGTGGGTTAGTACCACCTTTAGATGCACTGACACTAAGTTTTTGAAACTCGTTCAATGCTCTTAATAGTTTACTCATATGTAACCTCCGTTACTTTGATTGTGGGTAGACAGCTTATGGTCTGCCTACCCTTAAATCCTCCCACCACGGAAGGTGTTTATTTCCTACTATAGTATAGTAAAACAAACAAATAATCAAACATCATTTGATTATTAATTTATTCATTTCCTCTAGTAGATATTCTTGCGTCCCAAACTTCTCTTCAAAAACCTTGGTGTTATGATGTACCCCAGTGTTTCCTTGGTGATGTTCATGGCACAACCCTATCACTCTATCTTCATCACGCTTCCCCATACCAGCTCCAGTCAGATGATGCACACATGGGTCAGAATGAACGCCATAGTGAAGTCGGCAGACAATACAGCCTACCGACACCACTGCTTGATAGTGTTTCCGTTTAGCAAGATTAGGTTTCTTAGCTATCTTCCTGCTCCCTTTGTTGTTCTGCAATACCTTCAGCTTCCATGTCCCACCTTTGCTCCAATTCATTAAGAAAATCAGTTACCTCACTCATACTCATGCCTACATCTATTAATAATTTGATAGCATTAGCCCTGTTGTAATCTTCACCTGAACTTTGTATCATTTCAATTACCTCAAAGTATTTTCCATTAGCATATCTACTCATAATTTTGTCTCCGTATTCATCAATCTCTTCTGTTTTAATATCACCGTGTTCTTCATAGGTTACTTTCATTTTCTCCCACCTGTATTATACTCAAGCATGTATACCACATACCTGCATTGAGTCTCTTTATTAATCTCATCTCTAGTAGTTATTTTATAACCCCTAGCTTTAAGGTTAAAGATGATAGCCGACAATCTTGTTGCTTTAAACTTTGTGATTGCTGTCCAGCTATCTATCTCGCCTTTCTTTTTAAGGTGCTTCAATACCTCTTCAGTTTTATTTACTTTCTTTTTCATGTTTACCTCTACTATTAAGTTTCTTTTTTTCCACGTTGTCCATAAACTCTTTCAATATCTTATTGGGTCTGTGTTCCAGTGGGTCTCTTGGTTTATAACCTAGCTTCTTAAAGTCTTCTATCTCTTTCAAGTGAGCTAGTCTTTTAATCTTATTATCAGATAACTTCTTGCATACCTGCACCACCTCCCTCAAGTCAGGACACCAGTCCTTCCCCTCCATAAGTGGTGAGTCAGGGTGAAACAAATCTCCCATAACATCTTTGATATGTGGTATGCCGTTCAATGTCTTCTTCCATATCTTAGCCGTCATTGTGATACTGCCCTTGCTATCAACAGCACTACCATATGACGACTTAAACTTATGACCAAACATTGAGTGCATCATTACAAAGAAGTTGCCTATATCTTTATCAGATAACACTACTTCCTCCTATCAATTATAGTTTGTTCTGAAGGTGTACATCCTGTCTCAGACTTACCTGTTAATGCCCTGTCCTCATGGCAATCAACTGGGTGTTTATCTATACCTTCTTTATTCCATTCACATACAAACTCATTATGTTTATAACAAGTTGTTAGTTCATCTCCATACTTAGCCCTTGCATAACATACAAAGTCTGTCATTGGGTTATACTTCATCACTACCTCCTAATAATTTAATTCTTTCTGCTTCATTATCAGCAACACTAATCTTTTCTTTTATATTATTATCTATTCTATTCTTATCTATTCTAGGACGTACACTCTTATCAGTCTCTCCGTAGTTACTTCGTACTGCTCTTGTGTAATTGTCCTGTATTTCCTTGAGTTTAGGCACTGTGATTTCAATACTTTTCTCAAAGTTCTTACTCAGTATCAGTCCACTATTCTCAAAGTTTGCCAATAGTTTTGTCAAAGTCCTTGCATTAATGCCACCTAACATGGCTTTAAGATAACTTGTTTGGAAAACTACTGTCGGTTTGTCTACATCTTCAACACGCATGGCTACCATTTCTACTATACAGAAGTAGAATCCGTAGCCTTGCAGGAAGTTGTCGCCACTAGCCATTCTTAATCTTGATGACTGGTGGCTATCACTCTTATGTTTAAACCATTTCATATTTGTACCACATTACTCCTCAAGTATAACATACTTAATTATGTTTTACTAATTTATTTTATTCTCTTTCTTCCCACTTCAAAGCATTGTCGCTAAACTCCCTTAGTCTTTCCAATACTTCTTCTTTAGTAAATTCTCTAGGTTTGCCTGTTGCGAAGCGAACGCATTTTGCTGAATCGCCAAACGCAATCTCACAAACTTCATCTATAAATTGTTCTTGTTCCTCCTGTCTTTGTTTCAACCAATCAATCCATATTGCTCTTGTCATTTGCTTTCTCCTTCTTTGGTTTCTTTTTAAATATCCTGTCCCAGTTGTCCCTAACCTTATGGTCAGGGACTTGAGACTTACGTTGTCTGTCTCCTTTACTCAATGTAATCTCTCCTTCCTTTTCTCTTTGGCAATCATGCCAACACTATCAACTAACATATCAACAGCCGTCTCGGTTTGCTCTCGGTCAACCCAACCATAATAGTCTTGGACTAAATCACAAAGGTGCTTGAAGGCTACCTCCGAATCTTTGTACCTAGTTGAACCGTCCAGTGCAACATCAAGATAACTTTCTATCTTGCGTTGCTCAGGCTTTGTTGGTATGCCAATCAACATTACATATTCCATTACTCTATCCAGTATTAACTGGTGTTCCTTGCTGTGTTTCATATATCTAAGTCTCCTGAATAACCATTGTTGAGACAATCTGAAATCAATCTTCTCTTCATGGCTGGGTCATCACCCATAATTACTTGAACAACTGGGTTAGAATCAGTGCGTTCTATTTGTTTAACTCTACTGTCCCAACACCTCCCTTTAATTAAGTATGGTTTAGTTTTGTACTTAACAGACTTTTCTATGACTGCCACTTTCATTAGTTCATTTAGCCTAGCGTTCAATATGCTACGCTTATGGTTTGGGAACGCCCTGTCAAAGTATTCAATCATCTTATTCTTTTTGAAAGTCCAATAAGGTTTGACTCCGTCAGGCTCACACCAACCGTCCTCAATTAAAATGATTAACATTTTATCTTGTAACATTTTTGGTGTTTCTTTTTCTCCCTCAACGAAAGACCTGTAATATTCAGGAGAGCCTAGCATGTATTCCCTCCCTTCATGTTTAACTTTTATATCACTCATTATCTTCCTCCTCTTTAAAATCTCCATCAAGTAGTGGTTGTGCATCATATCCCCATTCTGTGCCATCATAAGTAACCATAATGCCATCTGAATATTGGTACTGTTTACCCTCATCTTCTACCTGTGAGTCTTGATAGATGTCTGAAACTTCTTCTTCTGTTAACTGTCTATCACTTTCAATAGTCCATGACTTTACATCAACAGATGACTCACTTACTTCATATATATAATATTTTTCACTCATCATCTTTCTCCAATATTTCATAATTTTCCCAATCATCAATGCACACTTCTTCCCATTCTTCAGGGCTTAAACATTCTTCAGCTTGTTTTAGTGCATGGATTTTAGATTTAGCATTAAATTCTTTTTTATGAAATGTAATCTGTTCATTTATCACTACATATTTTTTCATCTATATCTCCTGTTAATTTATTCTGTCTTAGTTGTTGTTAATGATAAAACTTCAAATTGATTATCTCCATTTTGTACATCTCCATTAGCAAAAGTATGTACATCATAAAAATATACATCAATTTTTGAGTCATCATCTTCGTTGGTTTCAAAATGGATATTAATTTTCTCTCCATTTGGAGTAGTTATTCCTGTCCATTCATCAATAAATAATTTCACATCAATAAATAATTTCATAATATCTCCTGTTAATTTATTAATTTAATCCTGTAAGTACGCTACGAAAAGCTCATCAATATCATTTCCGTCTTGGTCATAACTTCTACCATAGACGTTCCTCATTCCTAAGAATTTACATTTAGTACGACAGGTACGACATTTTTGTTTTGGTTTTGGTATATCTTTTTCTTTATATTTTTTACTCATCATTATCTCCTAGCATAACATATAATATGTTCTACTGCAAGTTAAAATATTATCAGCACTATCATTAGTCCCACAACCAATGACCCTGCCCAACATATCATAAACTCAGGCTCATCTTCATACAGGTAATACAAGTACACGCCTAGCCCTGCCATAAGCCCAACGGTACAGATTATTCCAAGCCATACCCATAACATTAATATATCGTCTATCATTTTATTGTTACCCTCACTCTTATTTGTTGTCTCGTCATTATGTTTTTAAAGTAATGACTGTTTAAAGGTTCGCTTGAATACATATACATATATTCATCTTTTAAATTCTCGTCTGTATGGTTGTCGCATACATCAAAAACTTTTGTTATGTCTTTTATAATTTTCATTTTATTATCTCCAGTGTTTCACGTGAAACAAATGGGACGTCCTTGTCCCTGTTATTTATTCCTTATTACTTATTAACTGCCCTCCATATTGGATATGCTAAGGTTTCTAATTGACTACCTCTACCATATTTATCAAGGGCTTCATCGACTGCTTCTTCCAGTCCTAAAACATCAGCTATACGAAATGCTACATCTCTGCTTTCAATACCGACAAGATGTTTAACGACCTTCCCATTCACAGTTATATTTCCTTTATAAGTTCCGTCTGATTTATGCTTTCTTACAAACTGAGACACCCAGTCTTCTGAGAATCCCATATTGGTAAATGCTTCAGGTTTAAATATTGACCACGCATCCATAAATTTATCACGGTACTGTTCAGGTGGAACTTTAGACAGAATGTCTATCACTTCCTCCTTAGTTATTGGTACAACTTTCCATTCTACTTCCATTTTATATACTCCATAAGTTATTGTTTTTCATAGCATTATTACTATGTATATATACACTCAATGAATGTATATATAGATAGCAACTCAGGGTAGAGATGATTCCCTACCCTGCGTTATGTAGCGTTATGCTACTGCTTTCTTTTTAGACTGCATGTCATCAAGATATTTGATTGCTTTAGTAGATTTACCAAAAGCTGTCATCATTGCTGAAGGGTCATGTTTTAACGCCTTCAACCAACTGTTTAAATAGTCAGAATGATTAGCTACTGGCTCTACTTCAACGCCCAACTGCACTGCTAATATTGTAGCTCCCAACTCAGCAACCAACTCCTCAAAGGCATACGACCCTCTAAAAGCATCATCTATATCTTTATCCTTCCCATTTTTTGATACGCCACTCCTGTTGCATCTATCTTCAGCACCTGTCCAGTGTACTAGCTCATGCAATAGAGTCGCATAGTAGTTACCTTCAGCATCTGCGTCCTTAGTATCTTTGAATCTCTCCTTATCAGGCATCATGATATAATCTAATGACGGTCTATAATATGCACCTGCTGTTGCACTGTGCTTGATAGTTGCATTAGTATTAGATACATAATCTTCAACGCCTTGCTGAATCTCAAACTCACTAGGTTTTTCTTCAGTTTCAACTGGTGCTTCATAGCCTTCTAATTGAGATTCATTAAAGACCACTGAAGATTTAAGAAACGGTATAGTTCTACCTGTCTCATTCCCTTCAGAATCTTTAGCATCGAATAACTTCCAGAACACTATGCGTTCTCCAGTCTCTCCTTCTTTGACTTGATATCCTTTAGTCTCCCACTGTTTATATGTACCCCAAATTTGAGATGGCATACTATCATCAGCTTGTCTCATCATAAGAACCCATACGTTAATACCGTTATAATGATTACGGCTGTTAACATTGAAGGGTAGACCTGCATTATTTTGACCTGTCCATGATTTAGTCCAGTTAGACTTACCACTTTCCATAGCCTTAATAACTTTATCAAAGACTTCTTGTACTTTTTTATCTATTTTCATTTTATATACTCCATAAGTTATTGTTTTTCATAGTGTTATACTATGTATTTATAGGATGCTAGACCCTATAAATAGATAGCAACTACCTAGCTACTATGTAGTAACTAGGTAGTAAGTTTTATTTATCCAAATGCGTTAAAAACTACATCCTCTATTATTATTCCAGTCTCATTTGGCGTGAAATTATTCTGCCAGTGTTGCCCTGCTTCATGATAGAATTTTAGTACATCAACGTCTCCAAATTGTACCCATATATCCATGATGTCATCTGTCATCATTTCTACTAAGTGCATTTGCTCTAGTGTAAGTTGTATTATTTTCATAATATTATCTCCATAAGTTATTGATTTTCATAGTATAAATACTATGCAATTACTAGATGACATCACCTAGTAGTTGTATAGTTATTATTTTTTTATTTTCCCCAATTTAAAACATCTTTCTTATTGCAATTTTCTTCATATATCCAATAAATATAATCATGGTAAAGGCTAAACTTTGACGTGTTATCTCTTTTGCATAATTCATTTAATGAACTAGACTTAAAGCTATCTTTACCTCCATACTGAAACGGAATTTTTAAAATTTCATTGCTTTTTAAGTCCGTTATTTGAACGCTAAAGTATGAATTCCCATTGAGTTTATCTCTCCACTTTTTAGAATGTGCTATATATTTAATCATTTTAATACTCCATAAGTTTATTTTTTCATAGCTTAAATGCTATGTATTTACAGATTAAAACCTGTAAATATATAGTATTTAACAGAGTACAAACGGAATTAAAACGGATAACCTGTCCACGCTTTAAGCTGGATTCATAGTCCAATTTTAAGACCGTTCATACCCTGTATTTATGGATATAAAAATATATAAAAACTTCTCTTTATCTACTCATAATTATTAGAGTCATTTGACGGTTTTATTGGTTGCTCTACTATACACTGAACTGATGTCAGATTTACAATAGCATACGGAATTATACTCTCCAATATCTCCACGTCTAAAGCTTACGCAATGACTGTCTAAATATTATTATTTTCAAATTGTAGCTGAATCATCAGCCTATCATGATATGTACGCTTAACGACAAGTCCCTTGCTAGTCCTCTCATACTTCCTAGCTTTAACTTCTTATCCTGCCATATCATACTGACATTACCTAGTGCCGTGCGTCCCTCTGTGTTGCAAGTCTCATTAGTCGACCCTGAGGATATATGAAGTGCCAATGTAAATGGGTTGCTTCAATATTCACAGTAGAACATATGTAATTATAGATTGCAAGTAAAACATGTAATTATTTTTTACTGTACAAAAAACGTACAATTTATATCAAAATCACAAAAAAAAATATCCTTCAAAATCAATCACTTACAACTATATAAGCAAAACACGATATACGCCTAATTTAGCCCAAAAACAGCGTTTTATTCAGATGATGATATAAGGTATCAGATAATCAAATACCCTATATAAGGCTCTAATTGGTAGTAAAACAGAGATTAAGATTGTACAAATATTGTACGATTCCATGATATTCAGACAGGTTTATAATTTTATTTTTTCCACGTTCTCCAGTGCCTGATTGTCATATATTATATA